GGACAAGGTGCAAGGTCAGCACCCTTGCGACGAGCCATCCAACGACTGGTCGCGGTGGGTCCCATAAGGGGTTGAGTTTGGTGCCCCCGACAGGAATCGCAAACGGCGTGGTTAGTGGGTTTTTTATGGAATCCAGCGCCAAATTAGCACGGCGATCACTGGCCGAGCCACGCAAAAAAGCCCACCACCTTTGCAGGCGGTGGGCGTGAAGCCGCTTTTTTAGGGCGACGATGGAGACAACTGCGATCAGTCGGGCGCGGGGGCTGGCCTTGGCCAAGCGTCCCACAGGGTCATTCGGTCGGCGTGGAGGCGGTCAGCCGTTGCCGCCAGGTCTGTAAGAGCTGCTGCACAGTGGCCGAGTAGCTCTGGGGCGGGGTTGGCTCGGTCATCTCGGGCGGCGCAGGTATTTGCACCGGGGTCAGCGGGGCGGGTGGCGATGGCGTGGCGCAGGCTGTCAAGCTCAGTGCGAGCGCCGTCAGCATCCAGGCGGATGGCTTGCGCCCGTTTGGCGGCTTGGGTGAGTGCATGGTCTTTGTCCCGTTGGAGTTGCTGGGTGGTGGTGGCGGCGTCGGCGGCTGACTTGAGGGCGGCGGCTGCGGCGGCGGTGCGGGTGTTGGCGTGGTCGGCGCGTTCGCCTTGCCACCGGGCGTAGAAGTAGGCGCAGGCAAGCGCCAGGCCAATGATGACCAGGCGCTTGGCCCACCAAAACACGTTGGTCAGCATGCGTCAGGCCTCGCTTTTGCTGAGCGCACCGACTGCAGCCACGGGCGCGGCGGCAAGTTGTTCGTCGGGTTGCTTGCGGTAGGCGATCACCCGTTCGGTGGGGAACCAGCTTTCGCACACGGCATCGCCCTGGTTGCCGCCCAGCAGGCGAACGTGTTTGCCATCTGGCGACACGCCCGTCACGATGGCCACATGCCCGCCGCCGTTGCGCACCAGCACGGCGACGCTGCCGTATTCGGCCACGCCAGCGGGCACGCCCCAGTCGGCCCACGACCGAGCCGATGCGTAGCGCGTGGGGAAGTCCAGCCCCAGCTCTTTGCACAGGTACGCCACGAAGGCCCCGCACCATGGCACCCGAGAATCGTCTTTTTGGGCATTGTCCCAAAACCATTTGCCACCGGGCAGGGCAAGCCACACGCGCTCGATGAACGGGTTGGACCCTGCGCCGGGCACTTCTTTTTGGCCGAGGTATTGGCGGGCTTGGGTGAGGATTTTGCTCATGATGCAGCCCCCTGCGCGGCGACAAAAAAGCTCTGCCGAAACGGCATCCACACCGCTGTGAAGGCGGCGATGTTGTCCTTGGTGATGACCAGCTTGTTGCCGTTGGCAAAGTAGAAGCTGGTCGGCTTGAAGGCATCGCCTTGCATTTGCTTGGCCATGAGCACGGCCATCAGGCCCGCCTGGTCGTCGCGGGTGGCGCTGCACATCACGCCATCGAACTCGATGCCGGTGAGTTTTGGGTCCACCTCTTCCACCGGCTCGGGCACGTACTCAGGCAGTGTGGGCGCAGCGGCGTTGGGAAAGTCGGCGCGGACAAAGCCAAAGCGCTGGATCATGGAGTCGTCTTCCACGGCCTTCCAGGTCATGGCTTCGTCGTCTTTTTCAAGCCGGTAGAGCGATCCGGCCAGCATGGCCATGAATTGGGCATGCGCGGGCGTGCCCTGCAGGGCGTCCAGGTCGGCGCGGGTGGTGATGATGTTCATGGGGTGATCTCCAGGTGGTTTAAGAGGTTGATGGTGTCGGCGTGTTTGGCGTGGCCAAGCCATGAGGCTTTGAACTTGGCCAAGCCTTCGGGGTCTTGGTGTTTGGCAAAGTTGGCCAGCTTGCGCTTGGCGCGGGTCACAGAGTCTTTGCGCAGCAATTTGTGGCGCGGCCAGATCCGGTAGCCGCAAAAGTTGATGCCAGCGCCCACGGGCGACACATTCCAGCGGCTCAGGCGCAGGCCCATGGTTTGCTGGCTGAAGGCCTCGATGTCTTCCAGCCAGTGGCGCAGCTCATACGGGTTGCTGTGCAGCACGACGACATCGTCCATGTAGCGCGTCCAGTGCTTTGCGCCCAGCGTGGTGTGGATGAATCGGTCCACCTGGCCGCCGTACACGTTGGCAAACAGTTGGCTGGTTAGGCTGCCAATGGGCAAGCCGAGGCCGGTGGCGGGCACCATGGTGGTGATCAGGGCCAGCGTGCGCGGGCAGCTGATCTTGCGGCGAATCAGGCCATGTAGCACGGCGCGATCGATGCTTGCAAAGTACTTGCTGTAATCGGTTTTGAGGAAATGCGTGGCACCCGTGCGGCGCAGCGCCGACTGCACGTGGTTGACAGCGGCGTGCGTGCCCATGCCGGTGCGGCAGGCAAAGGTGCCGGGCAGAAGCGTGGCGTCAAAGATGGGGCCGATCACATTGACCAATGCGTGCTGCACCAGCCGGTCTTTGAAGTCCAAGGCTGCGATCTGGCGCTCTTTGGGTTCGTACACTGTGAACAGCCTGAACGGGCCCTGCGCGTAGCTGCCGTCCAAAATCTCCGCGCTGATCTGTTGCAGGTTCAGTTCGTGGTATTCCTTGAACTCCAAATAGCCGTAGGTGGCCCGTTTGTTTCGGGCGGTGTTGGTGTAGGCGGTGCGCAGGTTGTCGATGTCTGCGATCTGCTCAATCAGGTGCTTGTACTTTTTAGCCATGGCGCACCCCCGTAGGCCAGACGCGGGTTTCACGCCTTGCGGCGCTACTCCCCGTTTTTCTGGACCCCCAAAGGTGTTCGCCGAAGCGGGATCGAATGGCTGACCACATGATGAATGGTCGGCTCGGGGTGCCGTGACAGCCCCGAAGCGCATTGTTTCGATTGATCATGCCCTCACAGACGAGACGTGCAGAAATGTTGCCGTTCGAATTCCACGGGTAGTTGTTCCAGTTCGACGCGCGAGAACCGGAGTTCGCCGCGTTGTCCCAGTTGCCGCCGAAGATCGAAGCTCTATGACCCATGCGACCCCCTGCGTTTGTGTTGGTTGATCCACGTCCCGGTCATGCGCCCCACCTCGGCGATCAGCGCTTGCGCCGTCATGCATTGGTGTTGCGTTATGCCCTTGACTTGGCCGCCCAACAAAAACCGCAGCCAAAACCGCAGCGTGGCCAAGCCAGCGTCTGCGGCGTACAGGCGGGAAATCTGGCTCGACTTCCCCGCCTCTACAAACAATTGCACCTGCCCCAACAGGCACTGCAAAAACATGTCGCGCACCACCCCGTGCTTGCGGGGCAGGTTTTGAGCGATCGGGTAGAGATACTGAATCACAGTCTCATACTTTTCAACGACGGCCATTTGGTCGAAGCTGGTGATCGTGTCGCGCTCTGGTGTCATTTAAAAATACCCAAAATACGGGGACGGGCTTTCGCCCTATTACTCAGAAACCAGGTGGTCACAGACGAGACGGGCAGAAATGACGCCGTACGAACCCCACGGGTAGCTGGCCCAGTCCGACGCGCGAGAACCGGAGAACGCCGCGCTGCCCCAGTAGCCGCCGAAGATCGAAGCGACAAGGCCGACGTCGCTGTACAAATAAAGCTGGCCACGGTTGCCAGTGTTGTTGCGCCAGGCCCATGGGGTAGCGCTGCCGTCTTGCCGATAGCTGAACTCCGCCCCCCATATCCACAGCACGCCGCTGGCCTGGTTGACGCCCCACTTGCTGACGTAAGCCGTGGCCCACGATGTCGCGCCAGGGTCGCTGCCAATCGAGCTGTTTTCTGTGGTGCCGTAGGCCAGCGCTGCAAACTGGTCATAGGTGGGTAGGCGCTTGCCGAATGACTGGCCGACCTCTGCAGCTTCCCACCAGTTGAGCGAGCCGTAGGCCGTGGAGCCGTTGCCGCCGAACTTGGTGGGGATCTTTGGCGGGCTGCTGCCGTCTGCGATGGTGACGTTGTATTTGCTGGTGCCGTTGAGCTGGTGGTCAACGCCCAGCAGATAAATGTCAGCCCAGAACGAATCGGCCACCAGGCACATGCCGCGTGGGTCAGTGCTGGCGGGTCGAAACTTCAGATCCCAAAAGCTGTATTGGTTGATCTGCACCGTGGCATTGCCGCCACCGGGTGCGCCGCTGTGCCCGCCTGGCGCGTAGTGAAAGCCGCCAATGCGGCGCGATGTGAGTGCCGTGTAACCCGTGGGCGCAACAAAGCTGGCATCGGCCCGCACGGTGTTGTCTGTGCAGGCATAAATGGCGTAGTCGGTGCCCGCCGTGAGTGCAGGCATGACGATGTTGGTGGCGCTGGCAAAGTACAGCATTTTGCCGCCCACATCCACCCAAGTGCCCGCCTTCAGCGATGCGGTGGCGTTGGCCGTTTTGGTAAAGGCCACGGTCTGGCTGTCTGCCTTGTAAAACGCCCCGCCCGACACATCGGTGGGCGTACCCACGCGGGCGGCCACGTAGTCGTAAAACTTGCCCATGGCCGCGTTGGCTTGGGCGTTGCTGGGGGTGCCGGTCAGGTGGCTGCGGGTTGGCATGTCGCTCATGTGTTTTGCTCCAAAAAAAATAGGTCAATAGGCCTGAATCACGGCGTCGATCAGCCCCGGCACTTGCGCGCCAGCGGCGTTGAGCACGTAGACCATGGGGCCCAGCGTGGTGTTGGTTTTGTCGGCATAGCGGGCGGTCACGCCGCCATTGCCATCGGCCTGCACCGTGATCTGGATGTTCTTGATGGCCAACAGCCCTGCAGGCACGGCCAAGCGGGTGCCGGTGGCGCTGACGGCCAGGTCGTTCGTGTTGACGGTGATGTCGGGCACGTCCAGGTTGGCTTGCAGCGTTTGCATGACTTCGGTGCCCGTGCCGCCAGCGGTGGTGATGCGAAAGCGGAACGTCTCGCCGTTCACCGCGTCGGCATAGCCGGGCCAGACTGACCAGTCTTGCGGCTGGCCATAAAACGGGTCGGTGTCTGGCCCATAGAAAAAGTCGCCGCTGATGCCGTAAAACGCCTCCGCGTTGTCGCGGGCATATTCAATGGTGTAGCTGCTGGCCACAATGCTGTGGCTGAGCGTGAGCCGACCGGGGCCGTTGGAGATGACGTCCCACTCATACCGCATGCTCTGGCTTTGCGAAAGCGCATAAAACGGGCTGGTGTCCATGCCATAAAACGGCTCTTCGTCTGCGCCATAAAACAAGTCCGTCGCGCTGGCCACCAGCTGGCCACCGACCACGCTGGCGTTGGTTTTGATGCCGGGCCATGCGGTGTGCTGCGGCCAGGTGTTGACCACGTTGTCGACCAGCGCATCGCCCAGGTTGACGGTGATGACGGCGGCGTTGGTGCTTTCGTTGCCCGTGGTGTCCACGGCTTTGATGAGCAGCGTGACGGTGCCCGTGGGCCGGTTGACCAGGGTGTAGGGTGTCTCGGTGATCAAGCCGTCGTGCAGGTCGGCAGCCGTGGGCCACCAGGTGTTTTGCCCATAGTGGAAGCGGATTTTGTAGCCCGCCAGGTCGATGGCATCCACCGGCGACCAGTTCAGCACATCACCCGTGATGGCAAAGACCAACACATCGGGCGGCGGCACGCTCAGGCCTTGCACGGTGTAGCCAATGCGCTGCGCGGTGCCGCGCATGCCCAGCGAGCTGAAAGGCCGAAGCTCCAGCGCCCACACCTCGCTCAGGCCGCCCATCCAGCTGAATGATCGGTTCAGCGTGGTGCCCAGCAGCTCCAGTGGGCCATCGCCCCGTGCACCCCAGACTTGCACGCTGTTGGTGGCCTCTACAGAGTCGAAGTCCACCGACAGATCGGTGTACCAGGTGTTGCCTTGGCGGCGCAGCACTTCATTCACGCGCAGGTTGCTGATGGCGGGCGTGACCGACAGCAGGCTGCGGTTGGGCGGCGGCGTGTACGCGCCCGAGTTGACAAACGGCCAAAACTCGTCAGGCAGCGGCACCACGGTGACCTGTGCGCCGGCCATGCCGCCCATGGGCTCGACCTTGCTGACCACCACACGCAGGCCAGGCGTCGCCTTGAAGTCAAAAACCCACAGCGCATCGTGCACTTGGCCACCCGCCCCCACGCTGCCCGGCAAAGGCACGCCCGCAGGCCATGCGCCCACCAGCGTGACCGACCGCGCCGTGCCGGTGAAGGCCTGCACCTGAAAAATGCGGTATTGCGCCTCGCCCAGCAGGCGCAGGCCAATGAACTTGTTGGACGCACCACCGGGGCCGGTGGCGGGCACGGCATCGTCTAGCCCCAGGGTGATGACGCCACCCACATCGGTCACGCTTTGCACGCGGCCACTGTAGCCCCATTGGGTCATGTCGTGGCTCAGGCTCAGCACGGTGCCGCGCCGGTAGGTCAGGTGTTCCAGGTCTTGCTCAAACGTGATGGCCTTGGCCATGTAAATGTTTTGCGCCATGCTGTGGCGGGCCAGCACGGCGGCATGCGGTTCGCTGGTGATGCCCAAGTTGCTCAGGCGGGCGGTGCTGCGCGGCATGGTGACGCCGGGGGCCAGCACGCGCAGGGCGTTCCATTGGTTGCCTTGGGCGCGGTCAAAGTAGCCGTATTCGATTTCGTCGGCCCTATCGTTCAGGTCGTATTGCACCGAAAACGACTTGGCCTTGATGTTGCCCATGTTGATCACGCCTTCGATGGGCGCATCGTCTGCCAGCCACTGCACGCCCAGCTTGCCGTCGGGCATGGACATGCTGCCCATCCCAGCGTAGGCGATGGCGTCCAGCAGGTCGCCGTGGCTCATGGCGTCTTGTATGTGCGCGTCGAACGTGAAGCCGCGCGCGGTGCACCACACGGTAAATGCTTTGATGCTGTCCAGGTCGATGCGGCTGTCAGGCCAGCCCAGGCCCGCCATCAGGCGACCGTTTTCGTCGTAAAAGCCCCGCGCATAGGCGAGCATGATCGTGCCGGGGTTGCTCAGGCCATCACCCCGGTTGGTGGCGGTGACCCACGCGCTGCCATTCCAATGCGGGCAGGGCTTGGCGGTCAGGATGCCGTTGAGTTCGTCAATCGCGCCGCTCAGCTGGCCGCTGGCCTTCATGTTCACGGCCAGCAGGGCCTGGCCGGGAAAACTGGTGGTCTGCGCCTGGAAGCTGCGCAGCTGGATCCACTGCACAGCGTTTTGGCCACTGGTGCTGGTGTTGTTGGCTGTGAGCTTGCGCAGGCGCACGTCGTATTGGCCCAGCGCAACAGGGATGGCGAATGTGCGGCGCAGGGGCTTGGCGGTGCTGTTGAACAACCAAGCAACCCCTGCAGCCGAATAAAGATCAACCCAGCGTTTTTTCTGGATGAGTCCCCATATTGCAAAGTCGCCACCTTCTCCAGAATAGGGAGCCCATCCATATTCGGTGTAATCCTCTTCCACCCGCTTGGTCGATCCGGTTTGCAAGCCCACCCAATTGCCCGACCCGGCCACGGCATATTGAATTTCAATGTCGCACTGGCGCTGCACCCACGCGCCGCTGTAGGGGTCGGTAGCAAACAAATTCGCCTCGATGTCGATGGCGATCTGCGCGGTGCCGGGGCTGGTGGTGCGGGTGACCCACGGGCCGGTGCCGGTTGGCGCGTCCAGCAATGCACCCGGGATGCTGTCCACGTTGTTGCCAGGCATGGCGGAGCTGTAGCCGTTGCCGGGCAGTCCGCTGGCGGCGATGCTCACGCTCTCAAAATTGCCAATGGCCGTCTGGCCGATGCGCAGGTTGTCCACCCGCTGGCAGTTGATGCCCAGGTGAAAGATCTGCTGCAGGTATTGGTCCTCGCCGCCAAAATACGAATAAGGCTGCGCGGCCAGGTCGAACACGGCATAGGGCTGGCCCAGCACCAAGCTCATGGGCTGCCACAGGCGCTGGCTGTTGCGGCCACCGCTCAGGCTGTAGGTCGGCTCCACGCTGTTGCTGGCCGTGTCCATGCTAGGGGCTTTGGGTGGCGGCAAGATGCGGTTGATGATCATTGAGCCAGCGGCAAAGGCCACCGCGCCGATCAAGGCGGCGCTAAAAGTGCCAGCCGTTGCACCAAGCGTGCTCAGCAGCAAACCACTGCCTGCACCCATGGTGAAATAGGCTAACGCAGCAAACGCGATGATCTTGATCACGTCGCCTTGAGCAGCTGCCCGGCACTCGATCACCTGCCCATGGTGCACGCGCACGCGCCCCCATAGGATGGCGGGCACCTGCAGGCCGCCCACTTCCACCACCCAGGTGCTGTCCACAGCGTGGCGCTGCAGCAGGCTCAGCAGTGTTTCGCCGTCTTGCTGCAGCACGGCCACGCTGGTCTGGCCCTGTGTGGTCAGCGGGTGCGGGGTGCGCACCAGGCGGGTGGGCTTCACATCGATTACTTCCATTTGTAAAACCCCTCGATGCGCTGACCGCGCCAGGCGAAGTCGCGCAGGCGGTTGAGGCTGGCCGAGCCCATGGCGTGCGAGTTGTGCAGCACCCACACATCGCCCCGGTACACAAACACGGTGCCGATGTGCCAAGCCAACTGGCCGCCGTCGACCGGCGTGGTCAGCAGCACGCCGCAGCCGTGCACCGGCTCTTGGATGCGTTCGGCCAGCGCGTCACGCGCCACGGCGATCTGGCGGGCCTGACCGGCGCGGCCCATGCTGTGCACGCCGAGCTCGGTGGGGATGGTCAATTCGCGACCAAAAACTTGGCGCTGCACGTCCAGAAACAAATGCGCGCAGTCGTACACGCCGGGCACGTATTCCACGCCCACATAACTCTGGGCGTCGGCAAAATCTTGGGCTTCGGTGCTCATGTTCATCCTGGAAACAAGCCGGGCGTGTTTTGTGGGTCAAACCGCACGCGCACCGCTGTTTGGCGCATGGTGTCGTCTGCGCCCATGGTGCAAGTCACGGCGGTGGGCGTGATGCTGATGCCCGACAGCTGGGCAATAAATTGGTAATCCACCACGGTGGGCGTGGCGCGGCTGACCAACTTGAAGGTGCCCAGCAGCTCAGCACCCACGGGCAGGCCCTCTATGGCGCCGGTCAGTTCGCGGCCCACGTTGTCGATCTGCAGCTGAGCGCGGGGGTTTTCGCCTCGGGCGTCGTTGGGCAGCTTGCAGGCAAAGGGCAGCGCCACATAAGTCTGCCCGCCAATGATCCAGTCGCGGGTGTCGTTGCAAATCAGCACCGGGCTGGCAAAGCTGGCATGGTCGATCTGCAGCAGCTCCAACACGCCATGCGGGTCAGACGTGGCTTGCAGCTGGGTGCGGGTGGATGCGCTGACGCTCATTTAGTAGGCGCTCCGCAGGTATTCAAGCTGCAAGCTGCGTTCAGCAAACGTCCAGGCGCGGCTGCCGGGCTTGAGCGCCCCAATGTCGCCGCCCACAATGCGGGCCTGCACGTTGGTGCCGGTGCGCGGGTTCGTCCAGGTGAACCAATCAGCGCCGCCCCCGATCTGGGTGTAGACCCAATCCTCGAAGTCGGTGGCGTTGACCTTGGTGCGGAAATACAGCGTGACGGGCACGGTCACCATGGCGTCACTGGCCATGCGCCGCTGCTTGGGGACGCCGCGCTCCATCTCGGAGCGCAGCACCACGCTGGCGGGTTGCTCGGCTGTGTCTGCCCAGGCAATGTCGACATAAGTGGGGAAGGTGGCCATTTATCGCGCTCCCTGTGGCACAAAGCGGCTGGCCGTGGCGTTGAACAGGCTGCCAGAGCCCGCCGCCATGTTGCCCGCCATGCTGTCTTCGATCTGGCGAATCACCACATCCAGCGTCATGTTGCCTTGGCTGTCTTGGCTGGTTTTGACGTCTGCCGTCTGGCCGCTGCCTGGCAGCACGTTGACCACCACATTGGCCCCGCTGCCGCCCGACATGGTGACCGGGATGGTGCGGCCATCGGGCAGGGGCACATAGGCCTCGTTCATGCGGCCTTCGCCAAAGATGGCGAGCTGCGGGCTGTCGGCGATGCCGCCGTTGCTGTAGGCGTTCATGGGCAGCGGGCCACCGGACGACATGACGCCGCCGTTGGCGAAAAACGTCCCCATGTCTTGCGAGCCGTAGGCCGCGCCGGTGCCAAAGTCTGCACCTGCACTGCCACCAAAATAGCTGCCAATAGCCTTGCCCAAAATGCCCGACAGCGGCCCGGTGACCGACTGCTGGATCTGCATGCGGATCATGTCGCTGATGATGCTGTCGGCCAAGCTCTTGAAGTCCAGCTTGCCGGTGCGCACAAAGTTGGTGAGCGCGTCTTCCATGCCCCGGAAGGCGTTGGTCATCACGCCCTTGGTGTTTTCGCCCATCTTGCTGATGCTGAGCTGGTATTCCTTGACCGCATCGTTGACGCCGCGCATGGCGTCATATTGCTGGTTGATCTGGTCGGCTTGCTGGGCCATGAACTCGGCCCGGGTGTCGCTGGCCAAGCGCTGCACAGCGGCCAGCCGCTCGGTGGCCTCGATCTGGGTGATCAGGCCGTTGTTGGCGTCGTTCATCACCATCGACTCGGCCTGCGCCACTTTGGTGGCCAGTTCGCGCTCAAACGTGAGGCGGGCCACCTCTTCGGCGGTTTTGCCGATCAGCGAGGTGTTGAACGCCATGGCCCGCGCTTCGTCCGACATGGCCAAGATCGTGCGGCCATAGGCCAGTTCGGCCTGCTCTTGCAGGGTGATCAGCTCGCGCATGCCTTTTTCTTCGGCATCGTTGGCGATCTTTTTGTGGTTGAAGGCGTCGATCTGCGCAGCCACGGCCAGCGCTTGTTCTTTTTGGGCAAAGGTGAATTTGTCGCCGCTGATTTTCAGCATGCGCTGCACCTCGTCAACCTTGGTCATCTGGCCAGTCAGGTTGGCATATTGGTTGGTCAGCTGGTTGACCAGGTTGGCGCCGAAGTCGCTTTGGCTTCCAGCCGCGTCCTTTTTGGTCACCACAGGGGCTGCAGTCTTTGTCGTGCCACGCATGAATCTGCGCGACACCGCATCCCCCGTGTCTCCAGCACCAGACAGCGCCTTGAGTTGCTGCAACTCTTTCAGGTAGCCCAGCTGCTTTTTTGTTTTGGCAATATCGGCGTCAATGCTGTCTGCGCCGGTCTTGGTCGCAAAAATCTTGGTCGAATAGGCTGCCCGCTCTTTTTCCAATTCGCGCAGTTCGTCAGACAGGGCGCGGATGTTCTCACCCTGCGTTTTGAACGGGTTGATGGTGCCCATGGTCAAGATGGCATCCATGAACCCATCAGAGTTCTTGATGCCCGCCAGCAGCTCCTGGCTGATTTCCATGATCGACGGCAGCAGCTGGCTCATGATCGACATGCTGGCCGCTTCGGCTGTCAGGCCCAGCTTCTTCATGTTGTCATTGAAGTCGGCGGCAGCCTTGGCCGCATTGCCGCCCAGGTTGACGCCAAGCCGCGCAGCTTCATCAGCCGAATCAGACAGCCCCTGCTTGCCCAGGTTCAGCACCGGGATCATGTCCATGCCGGACTTGCCCAGCGCCTTCATCGCCAGCGCTGCTTTTTCGGGGCCGTCTTGCCAGCCAGAAAAGCGCTCAGCCATGTCTTCCAGCACCTTGTCGGTGCTGCGCAGGTTGCCGCTGGCGTCTTTGAACGACACGCCCATGGTCTTGAAAACATTGGCCGCTTCGTCGCTGCCGCCTGCCGCCTCGCCCATCAGCTTGGCCAAGTGCTTTAAACCCGTGCCCAGCTGCTCAGTGGTAGTGCCCACCGACTCACCCGCAAACCGCAGTTTGCTCAGCGCCTCGACCGACACGCCCGTTTTTTCGGACATTTCATCGAGCTGGTCCATGGTGTCCAGCGCTTTGGACAGCATGGTCACTGCGCCCGCCACGCTCAAAACGCCCGCAGCCATAGGCCCCATGAGGCTGGTGGCGCGGGTCACGGTGTCGCCAATGCTGGCGATGTTGCGCTTGGCCGACTCCAAAGCCGCCTTGGTCTGGTCTACCGCCGTCAGGACAATTTTTGCTTCAGACATTCCAGGTCAGGCCCCACTTTGTTTGCGCCACAGGCGCAAGGTTTCTCGTTCCATCACTTGCACGGCTTGGGTGACTTCGGGCCAGTCGGCCCGGGGCACCTCTTGCATTTCCAGCACAAAGGCCAAGGCCTCCATGCGCAGGCCAATCGGCCCATTCATGCCCACGCTCCACTGCGTGGACATGGCCCGGAACACCGCAAACGGGGCCACGTTTTCTGGCCACACATCCAGGTGGTCGGGCTCTTTGGGCGTTTCGGCCTTGAGTCCAAAGGCTGCAAGGGCTTGGTCGATGTGTTCTTTGTCTTCAAACCCTTCGATCAGTCGCCTTGCAGCCTCTATCAGTTTTTTCGTTTCGCCTCGGTCAGCTCTTTGAGGTAAGCCCGGAAAATCTCACCTTGCGCGGCGGGGTAGTTGTCCAACAAGTCGGTCAACGCGGTCAGGCTGTAGGGCACTTCGGTGCCGTCATCGGCCTGCACGCCAGCCCAACCCGCCACCACTTTGTGCAGCGTTTCGGCACCGTCTTGGGTGCCGGTTTCGCCGATCCACTTGGCCAGCGCGGCCTTGTTTTGGTGCTTGAAGGTGAACAACACCTCCAACGGCTCGGACAAGCCGGGCACGGACAGCGCCACGGGCGCGGTGAAGGTGGGTTTGGGGTTGAGCTTGAACATGCGCGGGTTGTCTCTCGGGTTTGTTTTTGTTACTTGCTGTAGATGATCAGGTCGTCGTTG